AGATTGTTTAGTAGGACTTAATACTTGCGCTAATTCTTTATTTTCAAATGTAAAATCAATATCAGCATCTTTTAAAACTTTACGTATACTATCAATCTCTTCTTTTATATACTGCTATTTTATGAATAATCATTAGTGTTCAAAAAGCTGTTAAATCAATGTTTCATACTCATATTGTTCATTTTGAAAGTCTATGAACATTCACACTATTTCGTAACTTTGCGAACTTTTTGCGAACATACTACCCTTGCCTCTAGTTTCACAATTACACCTTTTTTCGCCTTTATAACAACCACACTCCTAGATCAATAGGTTGTAAGGTTTGAGCATTTTATAATTAACATAAAAAATAGACAAGTACCGAAGTACCTGCCTTATTTCTAAATCCACAGGAATTCATTAATATAATAATTATAATTGTAACTTAATTAATGTCTATTATAGTTATATATAATAGAAGCAAAACCTAAAATGACTATAAAAGCTATCAAAACATAAACTGAAAAATTATCAGTTCTAATATAAAACTTAAAAAGTAAGAACATTACAAAAGCAACTATAAAATAGACAGGAATAAACGACTTTCGCCAAAGTATAGAGTTTTTCATGAATTCACTCTCCTATCAACCGAAACATGACGCTGCGGCACCTGTGGCACCACCAGAAACCCCACCAATAATAGCACCTGCAACAGTTCCTAAACCTGGTATAACTGAAGCTGCACTAGCACCGCCTAGCCCACCAGTGCCAGCGCCTCCAACTGTTCCTAAACCACATTTAACCCAGTTAGTTTTTCTCTCTTGACTAGATTTAATTACTTGAACATCAAATCCATCTTTAACCTTTTTATAAACCAAAACAACATCGTTACCTTTTTTATCTTTAGCATTAGTTGGCATCACTTTTGACGTTTTTCCATCAGATAATGTTAACTTACCATTTTTGTCAACAGTCCCTTTAATACCCTTTTCAAATGAAAGATGCAAGGTACTTTCATTTTTTTGATTCAGTTTCCCGATATTATCACTTTTTTGTTCAGCATGAGCGTTGTCATCCATTACAAGAGAAGATCCTGCTATTGATCCCATAACTACGACTGTACTTAATAATACTTTTGATAACATTTGCTGTTTCATAATAAAAACTCCTTTTAAAATTTTTACATTTTAATTTTATCAGTTCTTACTATAACGCTTTACCAAAATTTCTTAAGTGCAATAAAATCATTCCTAATTGTAAAAAATGGCGTGTGTCTAAAATTTTATAGTAAAAATATAATTATTTAATCCATATTTATATTGCTTTCTCGCTATCTCCTCCGAACGTTGTGCTTGTTCCATTTGTGATTGAAGTTGTGCGTTTTCTTCATCGCGTTGTTTGAGTTGGCGCTTAAATTCTTCACGTTCTTTATTGGTCATTTCGTATGGTGTTTTCATCTCTCCTGAAGACGTTTGTTGTTTTTCTTCTCGATGCTCTACTGGAATAGTTGCTATCTGATAAAGCGCTTTAAGTCCTAAATTTGCGCTCGAGTGCAATTTTGATTGTTCATTTGCAACTTTGATAAACCTGCTAGCTTGGTACTTATCTAACCCAACTTTTTCAAGCCACTTACCAAATTCTCCGTGTGCTAAGTCATTTTTTCACATGTTTTAATCTACGACCAATCTCGAATATCGATTGACCAGCGATGTTTGAAGTCGTATTTCACGACGTCACACTTACGATTAGCATATCTAGTTACACAATCTTATCCCCCACTGCAACACAGGTCGTTTCTCAGCGTGAAAAAACGCCACTTATAGTGGTATAGAAATTAATATATAAGTTGTTTGTTTAACAATAATACTACTTAAATAGCTCTTCATTAAAGTACAAATAGGCTAATACGCCTATAGGAACACCTAATAAAGGAGTTGTAAATATGCTTGCTAAGAATATGTAAAATACTAAATAACATACATCGTCAGCTTTCCATTTCTTGTTAACTAAATATCTCCATATTTCTTTAATGCTCACACGATAACCACCTTTTTAATATGTAATAAAATTCTGTTCACTCTTACATATATCATAATATTACTATAAATTAAATAGGCATTTTATTGATTTTAACTATCGAATTTATATTCGATTTCTTATTCCAAATGTCACATATAAATTATTTAAATAAAAACGTCACTTTTGATAGTTGTTTTTCTCTAGCCTTTTCTTGAATATCTCCAGTTAAATCTTTGACGTAAAGAATTTAAATAAAATAAACCACCACCTATTGGAAGGTAATGGTTTCACATTAATCCTCTAACGGAATATCATCCACAATCACAGTATGACTAGGATTAGCATTAGATACCTCTTTTACAGTTTTGTCTAGTTCCTCATCATCTCCGTCCCATTCACCAATATTAATGAATATAGGCACATTCCCGTTAATATCATGCTTATCTGTAAATAACTTATGGTATTTCCCCAACATATCACGAGCTTTTAAACGATCACTTGGCTTAATTGGTACCTCTATCAGTTCAACATGTTCATTATAGACTAATTGTACTTTGCCACTTTGTGGATTCTCTTTATATTCTCCACGCTTTACTACAACTTCTTTCGTTTCTGTTTCATCACCGACTGCCGCATTTGTAAGCACATGTAGTAACTCTTTTGCGGTTAATACATTCTCATCTATAATCTTATCTTTTTGTTCTTGTATATATTGCTTGATGTGTGGCTTCTTCAATAACCTACACCCTGTCACATGTGCACTATTTGCGCTATAACCTGCTTTTATGGCACTTTGTGTTACATTAAGTGTTCTTATATACTCATTCACAAAACGCGCTTGTTTTGCCGTTAACTCACTCATTCTATAACCTCCACAATTTTATCTAATAAGGTTTCATACCATAATCTTACAGATTGTTCTGAACACTCTAAGACATTGCTAATATCTTTAAAACTACGTCCTTGTATTAAAGAATCGAAAATATAAAACTCTTTATCATTAGCTACTTGGTCAACAATCATTTCTAAGTGATTCTTTACAATATGATCATCAATGTTATCGTCTGCCATCCATTCATTAGAATTTTCATCACCTATTGAAAAGAATTCATCAGTATTTATATCATCATCTATTAATACATCACTTCTAGTTCGCTCATGATAATCACAAACGAAGCCTTTTATTTGCTGTTTATCCATTGTTACACCACTTTTACATGTGAAGATTGGTGATAAGCATTTACTCGTGCAATCTTGCTATTTTCAATTGCTATATTTCTTTGTTTTTGACGTTCTGAACGTTGTTTAATACTTGCTTGATACAAATCAACCTGTAAGCGTTCAATGACATTGTAGGGCTTATATCGTCCATTTGAACGCATATATTTTACAACTTGCTTCTGCTCTTTTTCTGTATAATGATTTAGTACTGTTTTCAACAACACCATATTACTTATAGATCGATTTTTATAGTTTTGTAATCTTGCCTTTGTTTCAATAATTTTGATAACTAGTTTTTCAATTGGATATGAGACAGACACGATCCCCATTATTTCATCACATGTTGTGGTCGACGCACTCAGATGGTACATACTTTCAATTTGGAATTCACACATCTTAATTTTTTTATTAATAAATGCTGGGTTAAATTGCGTTAATAGTTGATACTCAGATAATTTATTGTCGCCATTACGATAATATAAACAATTCTTCGTTTTAAGCAGTTTCATACGTTCACTCCTATAAAGAGAGCCTACCCAAATTGGATAGGCTATTTTTGATTTAAGCGTTACGGAACACTTCGTTATACTTACTTTGAATGTTAATAATTTCTATATCGCCATCACTATCTTTGATGACTGGTTGCCCGTTATTTTGTAACCCAAACTGTCTTAAAACATTATAGTTATACTCTAATTTTTGATATTCTTCATTATTTCGATATGGATAAATTACCTTTTCTACCAATACATCAAAGTAAGGTTTTAACCTTACATTTTCATCTTCAGTAAGACGACTTTCTATCGCTTTTTTATAGATATTAAGTTCATATACATTAGTGGTTTTAGGATTGGCATTATAAACAAGATTAAATAGTTCTTCTGCATCAATTAAATTTACTTTCGCCTCTATGTCTTGACGTTTCAACATTTCAACTTGTGGATTCTCATATGAAGATTCTTTCTCTTTTTGTTGGATTTCTACTATTTTTTCTTCATGTTCATCTAATAATATTTGTCCTAATTCTTTGAATTTAGATTGTAGGCTCAAAGCCTTATTATCCATTTTATTTTTAATAACATCCGTTTTATAGCCTTGTCTAATTAATGATTTCGTTTCTGTTATTAGATCTTCAAAATCTCCTAACAAATTTCTATAACGTCTATCATTAAAATATACATCCCACGTATCACCCGTGATTGTTGTAGTTGTCATTTATAAGTACCTCTTTCTTTAGTTTTTGTTTTACACTTCGATTCGTTTCAAAGCTTCATAGCGTTTCATACTGCCATCAGCTAATTTCTTAATACTTCTCATCGCTTGTTGCTTTTCTTGTTCTGTCGTAATGATGTAATAACCACGTTCACTAGGTTTATAACTGCATCCGATAGGATAGCCATAATCATATACTAATGAATTGATTACTCTTCGTAACCATCGTTCATTGCTTGAATTATATTCATATCCCAATTGATTTAAGATTTTAGTTTTAGTAATATACTTATTGGACGTATTTTTTATCACATTGAAAACTTGCAGGTGTTCGGTGGGTAAATGATACGTCTCTTTTTCTGCGATACTTTGCATTTCTACACCTCTTTCTTTTAATTATTTCATACCTAAATTATACCATTTTCACTGACCTAAAACAAACTTATGTTCGCTTTATAGCGCGTTTCATCAGTTGTTTAGCCTATCTCATATAACACTTATAAAATCATGTTTTAAACTTAACGTTAGGCTTTTCACATTAACCTAATATAGAACTTAAGTTCGTCAAAATTATACGAACAAACAGCGAACAAACTTAACTTTTAGGCCTATGCCAAAAACACAAACTTTAGCTTGTATTAGCGTTAACAAAGTTCGCACACCTTGCACAAATCTTGCCATTTTTTCAATTCTCAAAGACTGTATACCTTCCGATTTTAAAAGCTAACACCTTTATATAACCTTATTATTTTCAAAGCCATAAAACAGCTCAATATCAACATTTCACACTTTTTTTAATTTCGCACACCTATCTATTAACTCACTATTGTTGCAACCTTTACATTTTAAAACTTCTATACCTTATACTTTTACATTAGGAGCCACACACCACGTGTGACTCCATATTTAATTACTTATTCAAACTGTAATAAGATGACTTCAACTCAGTTAACTTACGTTCTAAAGCCTTGTAATCCTCTTGTGTAGCCTTCTCATCTTGTACAAACTCAGTTACTAATTTTAATCCCTCAACTAACTCTGGTGCTGGTTCATTGATTCCCGTAGCTATCTGATACAACATTTCAATATTCGATATCACATCAGTATTACTTGACTGAATGCCCTCAAGTGTATCTGTATCAAATCCATTTTCTAGGTACTCAAACACATCACTATTATTTGATTCTGCATATGTTTGTAATCCATACATAAAATACTCATCTTCAAATAATTGACTGGCCATCACATCACTAATAGAAAGCTGTTTACCATCATGTAATTCATAACCTACATAATGACCTTCTATGCTTCTTATAAGCCCCTCAGTGTGCTTAGGTGACGCTAATTCAAATGATTGCCTTACTTTACAATCTTTAATATATACATGACCAAACAACTTACTATTCATCACCACATAACACATATCAAACGGATCATTATATAACTTAAAGCAATACGGTTGTACTTTACTATGTTCTAATAATCCAGTGTAGTACCTTAATAACGTGGCTGCTCGTGTTTCAAATTGGTTTACAATAGTTTCTATGTTCATATCACTTGCTCCTTTTTATATAATTTAAATAACTCTTTAATCTAGCTAGCACTAATTCAAAACTTCCTGAAGCTATAACTTTGTAACTTGTTCTTTTATTTAATTTAGGAATATAACTCTCACGCCATGCAGTCCAAGTGTTATCAATATATTCTAAATAAACCGTTGATAAATAACTTATTGAACAATAGTATATTTCGTTAGATATACCAGTTATTAAACCAATCCTTTGAGCTTGTTCGTCTAAATTGTAATCCTCTTTAACGGCTTGCACTTCTAACAGTCGCCTCCCAATCTCTCTCCGTAAATACATCGCCGTTTTTATTATCTCCAATCAATACACGTAACGGCTCAATATCTACGTTACATTGAATCGCATAACTTACTGCTTTATATAAATCATTGTTCCTATATTCACTTTGACCGTCTATAATGCGTTGATATGCACGTTTTCCTTCTCCACCTTTGCCAACTCTTACGTGACTAAAACTATAATTAGGTAGTACTCGTCGAATGGAATATGGCTCTAATACTTGTTGTTTGTAATTACCAGCTTTAGAAAATATTCGTTTCTCAAACTCTCCTTGATACTCAGTTACATTGACACCGTTATGAGTGTATATACCTTTAGCTGTTTGACTACCTGCAAGCACAAAATAATTATTGGGATGTGCTTTGATATCAACAGATGGTAAATAACCTATCTTCTGTCCGTATTCGATATTGTCATGCTTTTTGAATATGATATGTTTCCCACCACTTGCCGTTGTCTGTACTAATGTATTTTGTGCATTGGTAACAAGTTCTTCGTAATATGGTATTTGTTTCAAACTATTGAAACCATTCTTACCATCTTCATGATCTACATCAATATCGATACACCATACACCTCGTGTTAATACGCCTAATACATTTGTTTTATGATAAATATTAGAATTATATTCAATGAATTCATCGGTAATATCTTTATCAGCAAATGAAACAGTTGGCTTTTTGTGATTATTTAGTGGTATAACTTCAATATTCTTTTTTAATAATTTTTTTGCTACATGATAACCAGTCATTGAACTCCTCCTTTTAAAACTAACCCTTATAGCCATTTTTTTACCTATAACCCTTTATTAAATTTAAATAATTATAGATTACTAAATAAACTTAGGCTATAAGAGTTAGTGACTGTTATTACAACGATTCATAGGTTATAACAAAGGTTAGCAAGAGTTATTTCTAACCCTAATCATTAATTAATTCTAAAGCCATATTAAAAAGTTCTTTGTTCCCGACTTGATGCACCTTTGTATTAACACCATCAATCCACTTCTGATTATTTATACTAATACCAATCTTTCTCATATCTTCTTTAGCGTTCTTGTAACGTAAACTTGAGTAATCTTGTTCTATCAAGCGTTGTAAAGTTTCATCGCCTGCTAATATAAAGCCCTGTTTTGATAACAATCTGATCATAGTAATTTGAGTTTCAGTCAATTCATCTTCATTAAAATAATACTTGAGCGTTACATCCTTAAATTTAAATTCTCTTCCATTTTCTTTTAAATATTCCAAACTCGCTATTAAGAATGTCACTGACGCAATAACTGAAATGTTGCCATTAGGTTGTATATAATCCCAATAAGGCTTAAAGCAACATGGTTGCACTTTACTATGTTCTAATAATCCTGTGTAGTACCTTAGTAACGTGCCTGCTCGTGTTTCAAATTGGTTTACGATAGTTTCTATGTTCATTTGATTTTCTCCTCTTTATTTATTCTTAATACCATAGGCACCCATGAGGGCACGTCCGTTTGTTGTCCATCTTCTGGATAACAAATTGCTAATGGTAAGTTAGGAACTCTACCATCCAACAAATAACGCATTACAAAACTACCTCTATACACTAAATCAAGTTGTTCACTTTTAACTAATTCAATCAGCGCAAACATTGTAATTTTGTTCCATCCACTCCAAAACACAATATTCTCATCCTTATCGTGTGTGACACTGGTTCTCCCTATATAGTCGTGATTCATTTCTTTAAACAAATCTTCTAACTGATATATCGGTATCTCCTTATATTCTTTTACATAATCGTATATATACTTTTTAAGTTGCTCTTTATCCATGTGTTACCTCCAATATTTTTAAATGGGAACTAGTCCCCGTTGAATTCCCGACTTAAAATACTTATCGGGAACTAGTCAAACCATTGATATATAAACTTTAAATAAACTTAGTTCCCGTTGTACCCGTTAAAAATTTCTATCATATATGGTATAAAGCTAACAACATTTGTTCGTTTTCAAATAATAAATAATAATATTATTTATTGGGAACTTCGGGAACTATTAACTTTAATTGCTTGTGGTTAAAGTAGTCTTATAGTTCCCGTTTGTATGTTTTTCGCGGGAACTTATCGGGAACTTTGGGAACTATTTAATAATCTGAATAAGGATTATGAGAATTCGAGAAATCAAATCCTAATTCTTCAAGCATTTCTTTGTTTATAGCAAATCCTCTATACTTAATGTTTTTGTGACTCACCTTTTTTTGCAAGCGATCTTTTTCACCTTTAATTAAATATCCTTTTTTGCCCCATTGACCTGTTATAGTCTGCATTTCATGACCTAATTTATCGTGTACAGTTTGACCTAATATACATAAATAATCACGTTTATATATAGCTTTGATGTCACCATTTTTGACTGAACTATAGCCATCACCAGCGATATTATTTCTATTTGCATCTAAATATTGTAATAGTTCCTCTAACAGTTGCTTAGGTTTATCAATCGTCTTATTGTTTTTAACCATGCTGTCATAGGCTTGTTCGATAATTTTAAAATGGTCATGTTCAAACCCATCAATATCATTCAAAACCTCACCGGTAACTTGTAGTAACGCAAAGGCACGTCCTAAACGTTGCATGATTTCATTACTACCTTTTTGATTAAAATACCGTTGATAGCTCTCAAAAGCGTTCTTATACACGTCTTTTTTAGACTCATATTGTTTAATAAATGCCAACCCTAACGTTCCATAGTTCTCCCTAAACGATTTGTC